TTCTTACAGGGACGGTAGATGAGAGAGGTAAGCATGAAGCTGAATGCACCACGGTTCACGAACCTGTTACTGAAGAAATTTGGAAGAAACATATTTCAGGTGAAATTAGGATTGGTATAAAACCTGAAAAAGATGATGTTGTTAAATGGGGGTGTATTGATATAGATCCTCGTAGCTATAAGGATTACGCATCAAAAAAATATTTAGATATTATTAAAACCAATAACTTACCTTTAGTGCCAACAAGATCAAAATCTGGAGGATTACATTTATTTTTATTTTTAAATGATTGGCATAAGATTGTAGATGTAAAGAAAATTTTAAACGCTTGGAATGATAAATATTTTTTAAGTGACGAAGTTTTTCCAATGAATAAGGCTATGAATATGCCTTACTTCAAAGCAGATGCAACCACGGAACACGGTTATGATGAAAGTGGTAATCCAATATTGGTAGGTCGATTTATAGAGATAGCAAAAACAAAAGTTTCCTCTCTAAAACAATTGCAAGATTTGAAGACAGAAGATTATGAACCTGAATTTGATTATAGTAAGTTTCCTCCATGTATACAAAATTTATTAAGAGAAAAATGGGCAGGTAATCATAGAAACGATATTTTATTTAATGCTGGAGTTTTAGCAAATAAACAAAGTGATACTGCATTGAGTAAAGAAGAAATGTTTGACGCTTTGAAAGAACGTAATCAACAATTCTTTGTAAATCCCTTAAGTGAGAGTGAGATAAGAAGTTCAATACTAAAATCAATTGGAGTTAAAAATTATAGTTATAAGTGCCCTCCTAAGTATGGTGCACTTAGTCCTATATGTAATAAAGAAGTTTGTAAAACTAGAGCGCTAGGAATTGGTTTTGAACCACCAAACATAATAAATGATTTTACAGATATTACTTACACAAGGTATATGAAAACTATTGAATATAGTTTTAAGTATCAAGATGAGGAAATCACAGTAAGACCAGAAGATATGGTTGATGAAAAAGCCTGGAGAAAAAAATTATTAGGATTTAGAATTTATTGGAAAACATTGGAGAGGCCAAAGAAAGCTCCACCTCCTTTTGAATTACTTATGCATCACATTGTATCTAATGCAAATGAAGACACTGAATCTAAATGGTTAGATGTTTTGAATGAAGAACAATATGATATTCTTAAAAAGTTTTTTGAAGATCATTTAGAAGTAGATGATTATAAAAAAATTAAAGACGGATTTGTAGTTGTAGATTCTAAAACACAAATTTGTTATTTCAAACAAAATACTTTAAAAAGATTTATATCAGGAAAGAAATATTTTAATACTACAAAAGAAGCAATGAAATTATTAGACTGTCAGCACTTAGATTATCACGAAGGAGAAAAGAATGTATGGTCTGTTAAAATGCCAGAATTCGTTGTTTATAAAGAAATAAAAAAGAAAACTACAGAGAGAAAAAATCAAATATCAGAATTAGATGACGAATACCACACCGGAAAATTCAGAACTTAAACTTTTAAAAGAATTTAAGAAGAAGACTATAAAAATATTTGGACCACCAGGTACAGGAAAAACTTACACATTAATTGAAAGAGTGTTGAAAGGTCATTTAAAAAAAGGTGCTAGGCCACAGCAAATAGCTTTCTTATCCTTTACAAACAAAGCTGTGAACACAGCAAAGGAAAGGGCCTTGGAAGCTTTCCCACAATATGAAGCAGATGACTTTAATAAGTTTAGCACGTTACATAAATACTGTAGAAAATTTTTTGAAGAAGAAGTTTTTGATCCAAAAGATTGTATGATTGATTATGCACTACAAAATCATATTGTAAAAAGAACAGACTCAAGATTATCTGAAGATGATTTTACTTACAAAGATTGGTCCTTACAGATATATAGTAAAGCAAGAAATTTAAGATTAAGTCCTAACATTGTATATAAGCAAGAGGCATATAAAAGAGATAGTCTTGATGTTTTTGTAAGAAAGATAAGAACATATGAACATTACAAAACTTCTGGTGGTCAAAGATCTTTTATAGATTTTGATGACATGATAGAAAAAGCTATACATGAAGTAACTTTTCCGCCATTAGATATTCTTATTTTAGATGAAGCTCAAGATTGTACACCTCTCCAATGGGATGTTATTTATAAAATGGCCAAGAATGTTAAACGTATTTATCTTGCTGGCGATGATGACCAAGGCATATATAAATGGAATGGTGCAGACCCCTTATATTTTACAGACTACTTTCCTGGTAGAAATGTCCGATTAAGAAAAACAAGAAGATTTGGTGAAGCTATTCATCAATTCTCACAGATAATAAGAAGAGGTATACAAGGTAGTATAGAAAAAGAATATTTACCTTCTGATAAAGATGGCTATGTAAAAAGTTATTTTGATTTTAGTGATATACCTATTAAAAAAGAAAAAGGAACTTGGTTTATATTGGGTCGAATTAATAGCACTGTAAATGAATTAAGAATGATAGCTAAAGATGCAGGCTTATATTTTAAAGATAATCACGAGAATAAATGTTTTGATCAAAAACAGTGGCAGGCAATTAAGTCATGGACAAGACTAAGTAACGAAAAAAAAATAAACAAGCATGATGCACAAAACTTGTATAGATATATTCGTGAACTATCACAGACAAGTTTTAGAGGTGATAAGTTTTGGATGGGGGAACCAGACTTTAGAGATTATAATTTTGAAGAATTAAAAGATTGGTGTGGGTTAGCATTACCAGATAAATCTAAAAAGAAACCATGGTATTGGATATTAAGACGTAACTTTAAACCAAAACAAACTAGACATTTTATAAGATTACTTAGAAACTATGGACAAGAAGAATTAGATCAAGATCCAAAAATAATTATAGATACTATACACTCTGTAAAAGGTGACGAAGCTGATCATGTAATTATGTATAGTAAAGGTAATTACGCATCAGACTTTGGACATAAAAAAAGAGATGACAAAACAGATGAAAGAAAAGTTTGGTACACAGGAGTTACCAGAGCAAAAAAAACTTTACATTTACTTCGAACAGACTATAAATACAACTATCCTATTGGAGCAGATTATTTAATCTATATAAAGGAGAACATGAATGACTGACATTAATATGTTTGACAATTTCGAAAAGCGTACAAAAGATCGTCAGGTTGGAGGCCGACACTACAAGGGTTATGCCATTCAACCTTATGATTTTATTACTGATAACAACTTAAATTACTTTCAAGGGGTAACAATTAAATACATAATTAGATACCAAGAAAAAGGTGGTGAAGAAGATTTAGAAAAAGTAAAACACTATTGCGATTTAGAAATAGCTAGATTGCGTAAGAACAAGAGGATAGTTGATAAAAGAAAAATGCGAAAAGTGTAGTGCCCCTGCAATAGTTATACATCAAGATGTAAATTATTGTGCCCAATGTTACGCTGATAAAATGAATATAAAATTAGAGGGAGAGAATGAGTCTACAACTAACAATGAATTTTAAAAAACATATTTGGTCATGTCCATCTGAGTATAAAGATTTAACTGGAGCTAAAGAAATAGCTATCGACTTAGAAACAAAAGATGATGGAATATCTGATGGCCTAGGTGCTGGATGGGCTTTAGGTAAGGGAAATATTATTGGCTTTGCTGTAGCTGTAGAAGGATGGCAAGGTTACTTTCCGTTCGGACATTTTGGTGGTGGTAACATGATACCTGAACAAGTTAAAAATTATATGAAGAAGATATGTGCTCTTCCTTGTACTAAAATTTTTCATAATGCTCAGTACGATGTTGGTTGGTTAGAAGCAGAGGGAATAAAAGTTAATGGTGATATTATTGATACTATGATAGCAGCAGCTATTATAGATGAGAATAGATTTTCTTATTCTTTAAATGCTCTGTCTGTAGATTATTTAGGAGAGATAAAAGCAGAAACTGATTTGAAAGCTGCAGCAGCTGCCCATGGTGTAGATCCAAAAGCAGAGATGTGGAAGTTACCTGCAGAACATGTAGGCTTTTACGCTGAACAAGATGCACGGCTCACGCTCCTATTATGGCAAAGATTTAAACAAGAAATTGCTCAGCAAAGTTTAACTACAGTTTGGGAACTAGAATCTAAACTATTACCTATCTTAATAAAAATGCGTCAACGAGGAGTGAGAGTAGAGGTAGAACGTGCTGAATCATTAAAAAAAGAAATGATAATCCAAGAAAAGAAAGTATTACAAGAAATAAAAAAAGTTTCAGGAGAAGAGGTCGATATTTGGAATGCCAGAAAAATAGGAACAGCTTTTGACAAATTAAAAATAGATTATCCAAGAACTGCAAAAACTGGTGAACCTTCATTTACTCATAACTGGTTAGTTAATTCTAATCATAAACTAGCAAAGTTAGTATTACAAGGAAGAGAACTTAATAAATTTCATGGAACGTTTTTAACTTCTATTATGAAGTACCAAGTTAAAGGTAGAATACATGGTGAAATTATGCAATTGAAATCTGAAAATGGTGGAACAGTATCAGGAAGATTAAGTATGTCTAATCCAAACTTACAACAGGTGCCTGCTAGAAACAAAGAGTTTGGTCCTAAGATTAGATCATTATTTATACCTGAAGAAGGCCATCAATGGGGAAGCTTTGATTACTCGCAACAAGAGCCACGGATGACGGTTCATTATGCAGCTTCTATCGGTGATGGTTATGAGGGATCACAAGAATTAATTGAGTCTTACAAAAATGCAAAAGCAGATTTTCATCAAACAGTTGCAGACTTAGTGGGTATTGAAAGAACTCAAGCTAAAACTATTGGGTTAGGTTTAATGTACGGTATGGGTAAAAATAAATTAGCCATCAGTCTAGGTGTTACAAAAGAAGAGGCAGATGTTTTAATTTCTAAATACAATAGAAAAGTTCCGTTTGTAAAACAGTTATCTGACAAGTGCATGCACACTGCTCAAGAGAGGGGTGTGATAAGAACTAAGAAAGGTAGAAAGTGTAGATTCGATATGTGGGAAACAAAAGACTTTGGTTTAC